AAAGAAACAAAAATTCACGCAACATCAATAGGTTGGAAAGCATAATTAATCACATTTAAGTTTTTAACAGGGGGAAAACATCATGTTTTCAAAGAAACGTGGTAACAGGAAAACTTTTTTCCAATTATTCATTAACGACTGGAAAGAATTATTCATAGACGTTGGTAAAGAATTTAAAAAGTTATGGAGAAAACTAAAAATAAAATAAGAAGTGTTTGTAGATATAATGTTCGCTTTCATCTTGACCTTTATGGTCGAGGGACAACCGCAAAACATTATTATTGATTACTCAGTTACACCAGTTGAATGTGAAGTAAAAGTAAACAGAATTAAAGAAATAATTAAACGTCCTGAAAATACGACAAATATTGTTAATGCTTATTGCATGTTGTTAAATGTGCATGTGGATAGAAAAATAGAACCTAAACCTAAAAAGGAAAATGAAAAAGCAATCTAAAAGAAAAACTTGTAATTGTTTAAATGTAACAAAAGCAAAGATGGATTTAATTCTATATGAAATAAAGCAACAACGAAAAGACATTAATGATTTGAAACAATTTATGAATAAATCTAAAGGAACTATTTCAGTTCTAATGTTCTTAGCAGGATTTATTGGAGTATTTATTTGGGGTTGGAACTACATAAAATGATAGATAGAGCTTGTGAAAAATGTAATCATTCATGCCACTGCGAAAGTCGTTGCTTCAGCCATGAAGACTGTTCATGTAACGAATGTGGCTGTGGAAGCAAAGCCGAAGATTTAAGTTTTGAAAATAATGGTGTTGTAATAGATGACACCAATGATTGTGAAGGCTGTCAATAATAACAATGGGGGTAAATATGTTTAATTTTGAATTAAAATTTCCAACTTATAAAGACTGGAAAGCTAGTGTTGAAAAATATACTTCGCAAGTACAGAAATTTTATAAAGATTTTTGGAATGACATTTGGATTGAGTTTCCAAGTGATAAATAATAAATGACACTACCTGATATGTGGGAAAAAGCAAAAACTCTTTGGAATAAGACAGGTTATAAAACTAAACTTGTTGTAATTTTAATAGTAGCTGTAATTCTTTTCTCCATTTAATTTTGTGGAAAAAATAAAAGATTTCTTATTAGGACTTATAGAAACAGTTAGTTCAAAAATTTCTGTATGGGCATGGAATAAAAGATGGAACAAAGGCAATAGGAAAG